CCTTCTCAGCTGCGAGATGTCCGTATCAATCCTAACGAGTTGGAGCTAAACATGTCCGAGTGGGAACAAGAAAACGCTGACTTCCTGAAGAAAATCGGGCAAGTAAGCACACCAGCACCAAAGCCAGCACCTACCAAGAAAGACGAGGAATAATCTCATGGCTGTATTTCTAAATAACAAAGTCGGTGTGAAGATTAACTCCGTTGATCTTTCAGACCATGTCACATCAATTACTCTTAACCGCACATTCGATGAACTAGAAGTTACTGCAATGGGTGACACAGCACACAAGTTCGTTAAGGGCTTGGAAGCATCATCTGTAACAATCGACTTCCTAAATGACACAGCATCAGCAAATGTATTGGCAACACTACAAGCTGCATGGGGTACAACAGTCACATGTGTATTCCTACAGGAAAAGGGAACAGCAGTATCTGCGACTAACCCTCTATACACAGTGTCATTGCTAGTTAACAACACAACAGACATCAATGGTGCTGTTGGTGATATGTCAACTCAGTCAATCACATTCACTGCTAACTCAACTGTTGCAGTAGCTTCAACAGGCACATTCTAATCAATTAAACAAAGGGGCAAACCATGGCAAAACTAAAGATAGTTCGTACAGATGGAAGCGTATTGGAAGGCGAGATCACTCCAGCAGTGGAGTACTCATTTGAGCAATACGCTAAAAAGGGCTTCCATAAGGCGTTCCGCGATGAAGAAAAGCAGAGCGATGTCTATTGGTTAGCATGGGAAGTAACACGCAGAGCAGGTGAATCTGTTAAGCCTTTCGGGATTGAGTTTATCGAGACACTTAAGAGTGTTGAGGTATTAGACTCTGACCCTTTAGCTTAAAGCGCGATCTTCCGTTCACCTATCTAATCGCTAGGCTAAGCATTAGATTGGGAATCGCGCCACAGCAGTTGTTGGATCTAGATAAGACCATGCTCGATGCATTAGTGCAAGGGCTCAAGGATGAAGCGAAAGAGGTGAGCGATGCCAGCAAGCGTAAAGGGCGGCGTTAAACTTCGCAAGGCTCTCCGTGCGTTCGCTCCAGATCTTGCTAAAGAAACTCAGAAGGAAATCGCTGGCGCTCTTAAGCCTATTACTAAAACGGCTAAAGGCTACTTCCCTGATGATGGTCAAGTGCTAAGCGGATGGCTCGCTAGGGAAAACTCTCAAGCTCGATTCCCTAGTTACAATGCTCGCATTGTTAAAGCTGGTGTTGGCTATAAAACTTCACCTTCTAAGCCTAATCGTAGAGGCTTTAGATCCCTTGCTCGCGTATTCAATAAGAGTGCAGCTGGAGCAATTTACGAGACTATGGGGCGTAAGACCCCGAGCAGTCGCTTTGTACAGAATCAGAACAACAAGTATGGCTCACAGATGAAGGGCGATCAAAAGATGGAAGGTCGTGCCTTATTCCGTGCATACGAGGAGAATAACGGCAAAGCTAGAGAAGCAGTTTTGGCAGCAATTAAGGGCGCAGCTAACAAACTAAACGCGAGAGCAAAGGTGTAAATCATGGCTAATGTAATGATTGATATTGCAGCGGAGTTCACAGGCAATAAAGCGTTTAAGCAAGCAGATACTGCTACAGATAAACTTAGTAAAAATGTAAAGAAATTAGCAGCGACTTTTGGTCTGACATTTGGAGCAACCGCTGTTCTTGCTTATAGCAAGGCTGCCGTTAAAGCAGCAGCAGCCGATCAGAAGGCTCAGCAACAATTAGCCCTAGCCCTTAAGAATGTCGGGCTTGGTAGAGATGCAGCAACTTCTGAAGCTTACATCCAGAGACTTCAGAGCGAGTTCGGCATTGTGGATGATCTTCTTCGTCCGAGTTATCAGACTTTGGCGGTCGCCACACGCGACTCAGCTGAGGCTCAACGCTTGATGGGCATTGCGTTAGATGTAAGTGCCGCCAATTCTTTGGACTTAAACTCAGTTACAAAAGCCTTGAGTCGTGCTTTCTTAGGAAATAACACAGCTCTTTCTCGCTTGGGCGTAGGTATCTCAAAGGCAGATCTTAAGAGCAAATCTTTTAAGGAAATCACCGACCAGTTATCTGCAACCTTTGCCGGATCAGCAACAGCAGCAGCAAACAGTTATCAAGGTTCGATGGATAAACTGGCAGTTGCCACTGAGAACTTTAAGGAATCTATCGGTGTCGGTTTAATCGAAGCCTTGAACATTCTTAATGGTGAGCAAGGACTTGCTAAGACAACTTCTGAGATAGATAAGCTTGGCATCAAATTACAAAACGCCACTATCGGTGCAGCTTACTTTGTAGATGAATTAAAGAATATACCTCTTGTTGGTGGACTTTTATCATCTGTGCTAAGTAAAACTGTTGGTGATCCATTAGGCATCGTCACATTGTTAAATGCATTTGAGAAGTTTAAGCAAGAACCAAGACCCTTTACCACACCGATGACTATCTCAGGTCAAGTCCAAATTAGACAACAAACGCAGATCACACGCCTGACACAGCAGCAGGCAGCAGCTCAAGCCAAGATCACTAAGGACAAGAAACTCCAGCAAGCAATCGACAAGGCTAACCTTGCCCTTCTCAAGGGTGAAGAAGTCTTTGACATGGACAAGATCCAAGTTGCAGCAGCTCTTACTAACCAGGCTGAGCAACTAGGAAAAGCAACTACATCATCTCAACTATTGCAGATTGCCAATGACACTGCTCGACTCAATGTAAAGCAGTCAATCCTTGCCCTAGAAGATGCAATCGCTGCTAAAGATGAAGCAGCCATTGTTGCTGCAACGGCTAAACTCAATGCAGATCTCAAGGTTCTTGGCGCACTGGGTATGCAGAATATAAAGCTTCAGGATATTAAGTCAATCCTTGATAGCTTAAAACCTAAAGACCTTATAAACATTGCCAATCTTCAAGAAGCTTTGCGCCTTTTAGGTGAGATTAATCTTGCTTCTACTGGGTCAAAGAAGATTCCTACTAGCGCATCTCTAGGATCTGGAATCCCAGCAGGCGATTACATTGCGCCTATTTCCACAATGGGTGGCTCAATCGAAGCAATCCTTGAATACGCAGATGCAGCAGCAGCTCGCGCTAATGCTTTTGCAGACTTACTAGACATGGAAAACGCATCGGCTGCAAGCCAGATGGCTTCTACCCTTGATCTAGAAAGCATTGCTCGATCATCTCTACTTCAAGGTTTAGCAGGTGGAGCAGGTGTATCAGGTGCGGTAAGCGGTTCACGCTACGCAGCTCAAGCTGCTAATTCTTACAACATTACAATTCAGGCTGGCATCGGTGATCCAGAGGCTATTGCTAGAGCTGTGGAAGATGTTGTCCGTCAGTCATATCAGCGAGGTACGAGTTCAACAGGACTTCTAGCAGTATGACATGGCTTCCAGAATGGCGCATTACTGTTGGGACTAATGTCTATACCAATGTCACAGGCGTTAATGTCACTACAGGTCGCATCGATATTGATCGCCAATGTCAGGCAGGTTATGCCCGCATGGACATTATCAACTCGACCAATGCTCTCTTTGACATCGATGTTACAGATTCTCTGACCTTAGAGCTTAAAGATAGCGGTGGCACTTATGTGCCTGTATTTGGTGGCACAGTCTCAGACTTCTCAACCTCAGTCAGAAGCCCAGAGGAATCAGGGTATGTAACTCTTGGAACGATACTTGCGGTCGGTGCTCTGGCTAAACTGCCTAAGGCGATCTACACAGATTCTGTGGCACACAATCTAGATGGCGAACAGATCGCTATTATCTTAGAGGAACTGTTAGTCAATGAGTGGATTGAAGTAGCACCTGCCCTTCAATGGGTTAATTACGATCCGACTACTACATGGGCTAATGCTGAGAATGTCGGATTGGGTGAGATCGATACTGGTCTTTATCAGATGGATAATCTCTCAGCTGCTGATCGCAACACACAGACTTTGGTTCAGCAGATAGCAGACAGCGCACTCGGAACGCTCTACGAGGACAAGCAGGGTCGCATCTCATATGCAGATGCTGATCATAGAAGTAACTACTTAGCAGCTAATGGCTCAACCCAGTTAGACGGCAACTACGCTTCCCCTGCCAGCGTTAAGTCAATTCTTCAGATAGGCAAGATCCGTAATAGCGAAATTGTGCGCTATGGCAATGACTACGGCAGCACATACTCAGCCACAGACGATGCTTCTATCACTACCTATGGTCGCTACCAAAGAACATTCGACTCAAACATTCGCTTTCTGGCTGACATCGAGGACATCATCGAGCGCGATCTAGCCCTGCGCTCAACACCTAGAACACAGCTTGACCAGATTACTTTCAGACTTGACAATCCTCTTATGCCAGATGCCCTCAGAGATGACCTAATTAACCTATTCTTTGGCGAGCCAGTAGTTATTACCAACCTACCCTTCAACATGTTCGAGGGGTACTTCTCAGGCTTTGTAGAGGGCATTTCTATGAGAGCAACACCAACATTTGTTGATGCGACTATCTATGTCTCACCTACAGACTTCTCACTTATAGCCCCAACATGGGCAACAGTACTTCCAACTAACACCATCTGGAGTGGCGTAAATGGTACACTACAGTGGACTAAAGCGATCGGAGCTCTAACCTAATGGCAACAACAACCCCTAATTTTGGTTGGGCAGTACCAACCAGTACTGACCTAGTAAAGGATGGCGCAGTAGCCATTGAAACACTAGGCGATTCCATCGATGCTTCACTGGTCGATCTTAAAGGTGGCACGACAGGTCAAGTCCTTACTAAGGCATCTAACACAGACATGGATTTCTCATGGGTAGCAGATGCGACAGGAATCCCTGCAACAATCTTTGATGCTAAGGGTGACATTATTGCAGCTAGTGCAGCTGACACAGCTGCTCGATTAGCGGTAGGTGCAAACGACACAGTGCTCACTGCTGATTCAAGTACAGCAACAGGATTGAAATGGGCTGCTCCTGCTGGTGGTGGTGGTGCTAATTACACTGCAATCAATGCTGGTGGTACAGCACTTACTGGTGCTACTACGATCACAGTCAGTGGAATCAGTGGCAAAAACTCTCTTTTAATTCTTGTTGATGGTGCTTCAAGTGCCAATGCTTCATCTTCTTTCTTTGTTAGATTTAATTCTGATTCAGGCGGAAACTATGGAGCTGTTGGATTAGTCGTGACTAACACTGCTGCTGGTAATACTGGCGGTTACTATGGTGGAGATCGTATTGATGTTGCTAAGATGACCAACTCAGCTGGTGGTGCTTGCAGCTTTAACATGATCGTTGATGGAACAGGAACAACAGGTCGAAAGTTCGTTACTGCTTCATCTGGTGGCGATGTGGGTACAGGTTCAGAGTTTAGAAGCATTAACGGCTGGTATAGCGGCACTTCAGCAATTTCTTCAGTAAGCATCATTTCTAGCACAGGTAACTTTGATGCTGGAACTATCTTTGTATTTGGAGCATAAAATGACATACATCGAAAGAATTGTGAACGCAGATCAAACAATTACAGAAAAGCCATACACTAATGATCAATTAGCAGAGATGGCACTTTGGGTAACAGAAGCGCAAGCAAAAGCAGAAGAAGATCAAGCGATTGAATCTGCTAAAGCTGCTGCACAGGCAAAACTTTCTGCACTCGGTTTAACAACAGATGATCTAAAGGCACTCGGATTATAAGTGAAAGTCAAACTTTCTAAAGCTGCTATCCA